GACAGAACACCTAAACGATCTTGAGAAGCCTTAATTCTAGGGTCAAGTTCATAACCAGCACCAGTAAGATAACCTTCTGGCGACATCTGGAAATTAGATTTACCAAAGCGTGTAGTGATTCCAACAGGGCGAAACTTAGCCGCTTCAGCCGCTAATCTAGCAGCCTCAAGTTGAGCCGCAGCAGATGTATTTGCCGCTGACTCTGTAGCAGACGCTTGCTCTTGCGCCCCTATAAAACTAAGTACTGCACTAATAGGCATATCAATCCCCTTTAATCAAAATCTCATCCACTTTAGACAAGTCTTTCTCGTCTGTGGCATGAATACAAAACCAAACACAATCAGTAATTGCTTTAACGCCGTGAATCAATCCAGCCTTAATCTCTAAACAAGCAGGGGCAGTCACAATATCAATCTCATCCCCTCGTAACACAGCAACCTTACCTTCAGCCAAAATAGACAAGTGACTGAAGTTATGCGTATGCTTTAGGATGGCTGTGCCAGCAGGAAATCTAGCTTCCTTTGCATACAGTCCATCAGAAAAGTGGTGAGTAATCATGTGATTTTATTTAGCCTCAAGTGCAGCAATACGCACTGCTTGTGCATCAACCAGTGCTTTAAGGTCTTGAATTGCTTTAACCAAACGAGAAGCATTTTTGTCTAAACCAGACAAAGTTAAATAGCCATCTTTTGTTTCGCCTACTAAGTCAGGATAAATTTCTTTGACCTCTTGGGCAATAAAACCAATTTGATGTGCTTTTTCTAATATGTAGTCAAATTCAACAGGGCGCAACGCCATAATGTTTGCAAGTTGCGATGGTAAATTTACGATGTTTTCTTTTAATCGAATGTCAGAGTTGGCAGTGAATTGTGCTTGAGCAGCACCAGCGCCCGTAATTGTGCCATTCCCATTAGCGCCAGAGTTGTAAGCAAATGAAGCATAGACTTGAGAGCTACTAGCTGTTGTGCCAAACTTTATGAGGTCTAAAAGAGCATTTGAGTCTGCCGATACGCTACTTCCAAGAATAAGGGCGGCTTTGGCAGAAGCAACAGTAAAGGTACTGGAGTTGTTAGTTGCAGAAGTAGTACCCACTAAAAGATTCCCATTGGCATCTTTTCCTAGCTGTCCAGAGCCAATGTTGATAACACCTGTACCACCAGTTAACGTACCTGTATAGGATGGGTTAGCTGCTGGCAAAGCGCCTAAATTGGTTAAAGCATTTGCCGCTGTTGAGGCATTTGTACCGCCGCTAGTTATTGGTATAGTGCTTGAAGAATCGTACTTAGTTGCTACAGCAGTTGCAATGTTGTTGTACTCGGTATCAATCTCTGTACCTTTAACAACCTTGTTTGCATCTCCAGTTGTGAGTGCGTCTTTAGCTGCAAAGTTAACTGTTTTTGTATAGTTTGACATGGTTGCTCCTTATGCAAGTTTGCCTGTTTTGGTTTGAATCTCAATCTTTTGGAAAGAAATTGGTGACCCGTTAATGTTAATCTCAAATCCCGTCTGAACGACTTTTCCTGACCCGCTTCCGTATGCAGTCAATTCTTCTAAAATTATGCCTGTTGCATACTCTGCAATGTTGTATTCGCCAATGCCATACTCAGACACAGCTTGCGTTGGTATGGAAACTGTTTGTGATTGATAACTTGATGAAAAGTCATAACCCCAAAATATAGATATTGCTTGGTTACTACCACCCACAACAAGAACCTTGATTTTCTTGATGATTGAGGTTTGCCCATCATTGCCCAAGTCAGCGTTGTTCGTGTAATACTCCATCCGATACGCTGAAGTATTATCTTGGTAACCAGTGTATTTTGTTACAAAACCAGTTTGACCAATGAGTAAATCTCCATTCCTACGAGAGCAAAAACTTTGTGGCGCAATGCTGTCCCATATCGTTACACGATAAGACCCATCTTCTAAAGTTGTCTTAGTGTCAAAGCAGAAAACTTTTCCTGCTGTGGGGCAAGTTAACAAGTAAAAACCATTCTGTTCAGAATAGACTGCTCTTAACTGAGTGTCTGATTCACTTGCAACTGTGGCTAGAAAATCGTTTCTAATGTTCTTAGACAAGTCGCCTAAAGGTGCAGACTTTTCTTGCACTGTACGCAAGACAGAACGCAATCCACTGCCACTCAAGAAAACAACATCCTTGCCTGTGTTTTGTATTGTGTCTCTTGCTATGCACCCAACACTTGAGATAGTGTCGGAAAGCGTCATGGTTGATGGAGTAGTGGCATTTGCATAAATCAAGATTTGCCGTCTACCAAAGATAAACAAGAATCCGTTATGAGCCGCCAACCCTATTATTTCATCTGAGCCGTTAGACCAGACACGGGAAACATCTAACGTACCTGAAGTACCAGTAGACCAAACAAAACCCGACAACAAATCAGAGAACGATACTGTTGTGTTGTTGGTGGTTGTGTTGGCTGCCCAAATACGACCATATGCAGAGATTGCCACATTTGCGCTAGGAACAGTACCAAGGTAACCAGACTTTTCAGTTACTCGGCGAAAAGTTGTGGTGGAAACAGCAGGGTCGTAAATAATTGGGTCATTGTTTAGTTGAAAAAAATAAACAATGCCGTTAAGACTCGCAGCTTGCCAGTTGCCTGCATTAAAGTTTGGCGCAGTTGCTGGGCCGCCATACGTCAATTCACTAATAGTGCCTAGACTTGAAGCGCCTTGCGTGTATTCTGCAAGAGGTACGCCGTTAGAGCCATATTGAGCAATGTTAAATTCGGCTACAGCACCTGCTGTAGACAAACCAAGTTTAAACAGTTTGCCATTACCAAAAAATAATACAGTAAGTGTGCCATCAGTTTGGATCAACTCATGGATTACTGTAATTTGATTTGCGCCTAACGTGCCACTAGATGTGTTGATGTTTGCATAACCTTGCCTTGCGCCTAATCGACCAAACTTGTCAATCACGCAGTTAAGCGCAATACCAGCAAACCCACTCGATATTTCTAAAGATGGGTCTTGTGTATTCAACCCCAAAAAAGCTGGTGCTGATACGCTAGAAACTTGGAGGGCTTTACTCATACCGCAACAAACTCCTGATTCTCAGGATAGCGAGTGCCTTCCAGAGCGATGTAGTCAGACAACATAGATTTATATAGTTGATATGCTTCAGATGAATTAAAACCACCATCTTCACCACGTTCAATCAAGGCACGAGAATAGGCATTCTGAACTACTAAAACGTCAGGAACAGCCACAACAGTTGCATCTAATGCCAAGGTAGCCTGTGGCACTGTTAAGGCAAATTTAATTGTGTAAACAGCATCAGGTATTGGGTATAAATTTACCTTGGTGTCGTAGCTTGCATCAACTCCATCAAAAGCAAATTCTGTAGGTATTTGATTAGCAAGTGGTGTAAAATTTAATTTACGATTCATGTCTACAAAGCTAATATTTTTAAGTCCTACATTACTTGTAGTGTTAATGACATCCATCACTTGAAACTTCTGACCAGCACCTGTCAAAGAATAAGATGATGTAGATGCTACTGTGGTAACAGTAATAGTTTGACCCAAAGCATTCCAAGAAAAAGCATCTTCAATCTGACGCTTGGCATCATTGACAAACTTGCCAATTAGTGTGGAATAAGAATTAAGAACGACAGTGGTAACTGTTGGCTCACGCAACCTTACTAGTACATCGTTTACAAGTTCAAGGTAGGTCATAGTCTAGTCAACCCTTCAAGTTCAATTGTTGCAATTATTGTGAATGTAGACCCAGACTCACTTGTGGCTTTAAGAATATCACCTTCTTCAAGTACTAAGTACGACTCACCAAAATCAAAACCAGTTGTAAAAGTTGTTACCGCTTGCTGATAGCTAATTGCATAAGTTACAGCCGCTGAAGTGTCTGTCCAATCAAGAGAAATGTATTTGGTTGAGCCTGTTTTATTGGTTGCTCGTACTAACACGACTTTGGCGTAATAACCAATCGGGCAAGTAAATACCGATGTCAGCGTGTTAGCTGTAAGATTGGCTGCAACGGACACTGCTCTCATTTTGCTTTTGCCTTATTCCTTGCGGAGATAGCTTTAGCTTTTGCCTTTGCGTCAGCCTTTGAGGTTGCACCCCATGCCTTGAGCGAAAGAAGCAGTCTTGTTGGTTCACCATCCTTGAACTCTGCACCAGCATTGTTGCCCATGCGAGCCAAGAAACTTGCTCTGCGAGGGTTATCCCCCGACTTTACTGGCGGCTTCAGATTACCACCAGTTTCCGCATTATAAGATGATCTCCCTCTGGCATTCAAGCCGCCTTTT